ATGCTACGGCGCCCTCTTCGCTTATCTGGGCTGGGTTGCTTACGCCTTGTATCGGGCTATTTTCAAAGCCGGTAAAAACGGGACACTTCCCTGGCTCTAACTCTTAACCTCGCCGAACAGCGACGCGATAAGCTCCGCCCGGTTCCGGTTCCGCCACCGTTCCAGCCAGATGGCTTCACAGTATAGCCGTGCCCATTCCTCCTCCGTCTCAATCCTGTCAATATCGACGTGCAGGTTCGCACGGATCAGGGCGCACCCCTTGGCGAAGCCGTCCTCATCGTCCGGCTCCGCCAGCGCGTGCGCCTCTACAAGTTTTTTATTAAGCCCTGAAAGCCGTTGAGGACTTCACCCAACTTCTTTTGAACCGCCATGAATAGGAGCGCATCCGTGCGCAATTCCTGACTGCCACCTAGCCAGCAGTTGTCGAACATCACTTTACCGGCTTCCACCTCGTCGCTCTTTGCGACCTTGGTTACTGCTTTAAGGGTCTCCAGAGTTGGGCGCTTGAAATAGCCAATATGCACCTCATCGCCGTCTTTAATCTCAACTGCGAAGCTCTTACGGTGCTGGGTTTTGAAGGCTTCGACCTGTGCGTCTGTCAAATCGCCGTTAAATACTTTAGGGGCGTTGTTTACTGTTTCCATGCTTTTTAATCGGGGGTTAAATGGTTTTTAACAACTGTTTAAGTTTGATTATTAGTGACCGTTAAGGGGATCAACCCTTAACGGCCTTAAAAGGGTACGAATTGGGGATTTATGCCGCCTTGCCCCATTCTATATGTGAGGGAACCAGCACAAGCTCCACCTCCTGCCCGGTGTCGCCCTCTTTCCACTTACGGGCGTTGCTTGATATATGGCAGTTCCGGATTTTGTCTGTCACCACTATGCCGCTGTCCGGCAAATAGCTGACCTGGATTTCGATTGGCGGGAGGTCTTGCAGTCGCCCGTTGGGGCTTTGTGCCTGGAGCGCCTGCACTTCCTCCTGATAGAGGATAAGTTTCGCAGCCGGGGTTATGCGGCCTTTCGCACGCCCTACCGGGTGACGCCCGGCACCCCATTTGTTCACGATCTCCTGCTCGTCGCTGTACTCTACGCCGACAATGCCCGTTACTGGAACACCTCCGACAAGCACCACAATGTCAGCCCACGCAACCAACATGCCATTTACCAAGGGCACGCCGTTATTTATTACTGTTGCCATCGTTTAGACTTTTTTGGGTTAGTTCATACGGATTTTGCAAACCCGATTTTTATTCTCACGTGGCGCATCACGGGCACAGCCACGTTCTTGATCACGATTTCCACGGTGCCGCTGCCTGCGACGTCCTGCGCCGGGTCAATCTCGACTTTGTAGCCGCTAAGTTCCCCGGCTCGCTCCATAGCCTCGAGGGCTTGGTTTGCCACGGTTTCCAAATGCGCCACGGTATAGCTTGCCAACTGTCCTGTGGAAGCGTCCACATATACGTTGCCGCCGAGTTCAGGCTTCACGTATGTGCGTATGCCTCGCACTGCCTTGTCCATAGTTCGTACGCTTTCAATGGCTGCGTAGTCACTGATTGCCGAGTCCATAGTGTGGCTGTCATTCATATAGCTGCCTGCCTGCCCGATGTGAGTGACAAAGAACAGATAACGCGCCGTGTCAAGTGTCTCGAGCAATGCCTTGTCCACATCGCGCAACAGTGTGCCGTCACCGAAAGCCGGGAGACTTACACCGGTGGGGAACTCTTTGATCCACGCAATACTCTGGTGAACCTTTGCGCTGCTCAGCAAACCCATAACGACACCCAGACCGCTGACGCTCGCTTTACCGGTGTTTGTTTTGTCGTTATAAAGTTCCGCGCCCTTGCCGCTTCCTGCCTGTCCTATCACCACGCTGACGCGGCTTTTATTCTCACCCGCAAGGTTAACCGGCATTGTGTTGAGCGTGCCCACTTTTGGGGCGTACACGACAGACAGTTCCGCCTCCTCCCCGGCAAGTGCGTCCGCGACACCCTGCAGGGCCGTGAGGTCGTCACCGCTAAGGGCGCGGTCGCCACACCATACGCCGATCTGACGGATACGGCCGGCCGCGAAGTTCTGCACTGTCTTAAGCTCGGCGAATGTCTGGGACTCACCCTGCGGCTTCTCGAAGATCGCCACATACAGGCTGACCGCCGGATTAAGCCGGTAAATCTCGCTGAGGTGATAATGAAGCACACGCACCGCCCAGCTCTCCGCGTCCGCTGTTATTCCTGCGGATTCTGCCGCGTCTATCGTGCTGAGCGCCTGCACTCGTCCTGTCTTGAACGTGTCGGGAATATCGGTTGCTGCCATGTAAGACACAAGGCCCGTTATATGATCCTCGCCCGGCAAGCTCTTGGGGACGTTGCCGTTCTCTCTAAGGATTTTCAGACTTGTTCCCATCACGCTTCAACTTTTAAGGGTTCTGCTGATAGTCCCAGGTTCTTGCCGTGATTACGGGCGTCGTTTTCCTGAGGGAAGCACTGACCGTCGGCAGTCACCCATACAACCGGGAGCCCGTGGCGCCTGCACGCCGTACGTCCTACCGCGTAGAGCGCGCCAGTCGCGGCGGCTGCCGGGGTCTTGGGTTTTGATTCTTTAGCTTTCGCCTTGTCCTCCTGACGCATCTTCTCCGCTTCCTCCGGACTCTGCGAAACAGGGCCGGCGGCGGCCGGTTCGGCATCGGCGGGGACAGGTATTGTTTCTTTCGTTTCGTTGCTCATGTCGTTTTACGTTTTTTGAATTTATAAATTATCCAGCCGGCTGCCGCCAGGATCATGAGTGTCACCGCTATTTGGGTGGCAACCTTCGCCCGCTCCAGCAGACCCGGCGGTTTGGTTGCCGTGACCGTCACTTCGTCAAGCGTGCCCCCGTCAAAGATCTGCTCCGATTCGGCTGTGGTTTCGGTCTTATCCTCGGCGGTCATGGCGGTCGTCTCGTTGCTCAGGCTTTGCTCACCGTGCGTTTGCCGGATTCTGGCTTTTAACGGACACTTGCCGGTATCCGGGTCGGGCGGCTTCCCGGTGTCGTAGACCTCAATCTCCGTCACTGTCACCCCCCGGCTCTCGGTCTCCCGCGTCAGGGTCGCATCTTGCTTTCCCTCGCTCCGGCTTTCGATTTGGGTGCTGGTCGCCGCATGCTCCGTCGTCTCCGTCCGTGCCTGGTCCACGACCTTGCGGTGGGAGCAGCAGCTCGAATTTGACAGGGCAGCAGTCAATATGAGGACAGCCCCAAATGCGCTCCATGGCTTTGTTGAGCCTTTGCACATCATTGCGTAAGTTTATTATTTCTGCTTTGAGCGGCGGAACGATACTTTCCATTAGTATGTCCGCAGCCTTTCGCACGTTCTCCAGTTCGTGGCTCTTGACCTCAGCGAGCTTGTCTTTCATCTCGGCACGCAGCCTGTCAAGTTCGATCCTGTATTTGTCGCGCTCCAGCTTACGGCCTACCCATGCCCCGATCGGGGCAGCTATCGCCGCCGAAAGCGCCGATATTATGATTGTAATTATTTCGCCGCTCATTCATGTGGTTACTGTTTAATGCCGACCGTGGGAAGCCAGGATTTCACGTTGAAACTCGGGCAAGCCTTGGCGGCAAACTCATTATGGCCGTGCACTGTCGCGCCGGGGTATTGCCTGAGCAGGTCTTTGACCAACGAAGCAAGCGCAGTCCGCTGCGCGGGCGTGCGTGTGTCTTTGGGGGTCTTGCCGTCGGAAGCACAACCGCCAATATAGCACACGCCTATGGAGTTGGCGTTCTGCCCGGTGCAATGCGCCCCGGCTTTCGACAGGCTGCGTCCGGGGTGGACGCTTCCGTCGCGGTAGATCACAAGGTGGTAGCCTATGCCGTTGAAGCCGCGGGCGCGGTGCCACTGGTCGATCTGTGCCACGGTGTAGTCCTTACCCTCGGGGGTCGCAGCGCAGTGCAGGATTATCTTGTCTATCTTTCTCACTGTTACGGGATCTTACGCGACCTTGTCGCTGATTATCGCCGCGCGGCATTTGGTCTCGCTCAGTGGCAAGCAAATGCCGTACTGCTCGAAGTTCACGAGGTTGCGGTGGTTCTGCGGGTCGTTCTCTGCTTTGCTCCAGTAGAATTTTGTAGAGCCGGCGGCTTTCATCATACGCCCGGCGTAGAACGCGACAGAGCTCTGCACGTCCGTGTCTGCCGGTACTGCACCCCATGCCAGTTCTTTGCGGGTTGTCGCGTTGTAATATGGGGTGCCGTCATATTCGAAAATGTCAAACCCGTACAGGCGCCCGATCTTGCCCTCGGTCTGGTTGATGTTGTAATGATCCTTGAAGCGCTGTTCTGTCTGGAGCAGGTCGTTCACATGGTCGGAACATAAAACCAGCACACGGTCCTGCTTGGGGATTCCCATCTTGTCAAAACTGCGTTTGAGTGCCAGAAGGTCCGCCGAAGTCATCATCTTGCGACCCTCCTGGGCATCCCCCGTGGTGCGCAGCACTGGGATATCCGTATTGTTTTCGTCAGGCGCGATTGCATGGATCGCACGCTGGCCGAATGTCTCGACCAGGGCATCACGGTGACGCTCCTGCACGCTTGCCATCTTGTCGTAACTGGCTGCATGCAGCTCGTCATCTGTCACCGGCGTGGCCTCGGTGCTGAATTTGTCAAGGCTCACAGGTTTGTCCGCATCCTCCAGCGCCGTGATGCCGATCGGGAAGGTTTTATTATTGACAAGAACCTTGGGGTCGCCGCCGATTGCCACGAAGTGGATTACATCGTTCTTCACATGCTGGTTATAACTCCGGATCCTCGCAAGCCAGCCCCATGACTCCAGGGCTGTGCGGAACTGCTTGATCTGTTCGCCGGTCCATATCTCCTTGAGAACTCCGGCGCGGAGAACTCCACCGGGAGTCGCACTGCCCAGCGCGAGGGCGAGCACGTTGCCGGCCACAGCTCCAGCTTCGGGAGCGCAACCGATTGCCACTGCACAGGCGGCGCCTGCAGTGGCGTTGAACGCTACGGCAGTCAGCATGCAGCCGACAATGACGAGCAGTTTTTTTAAAATGTTGCTTCTGGTTTTCATTGTTATTTATGAATTATTGATTTGTTCGTGTGTACACCGCAATTATTCGCTAAGGGGCGGGCACTCTATGCCATATTCCTCTTTATACAGGCGCATGTATTCTGCCGGCTGTTCTTTGCGCAGTGTCAGGAGTTCATCCTGGGGCACTTCGCTGAGCTTTTTGTAGCTCTTGGGCGCTTCGCCGGAGCCGGGGGCACTCTCTTTGCTCAGTCTGAGAGTTTCGGTCGGCTTGGTCTGTGCCTGCATGGTCTTGAATGTGTCTGCAAGCATATCCGCGCCGGCTGCTTTCCCCAGGTTGATAAAGTGGTCGCGCTGCCCGGCTACGATCTTGCGCTCTGCAATCGCCTGGTCCACACACCGGGTCACGGCGGCAAGCTGCAATGTCTCGGCATTATCTGCCTTTGTTTTCATCAGCTTGAGCGCGGCGGTCGCCTGCTCGTCGCTGGTTCCCTCTGGCAAGCCCAGGAGGGTCAACTGTTCTTTGTTCATCGCTGTTGTCTGATTTTTGGGTTTATTGTTTCCCTCGCCGGTTCCGTCACCGGTTTCGGGTTCATCTTCTTCTGTCAGCTGAAGCAGGGGGAGTCCGGGGCAGTCCTCGCCGGCGGCAAGTTTCAGGAGCCTGCCCCCCTCGCCATACAGCTGCAGTGCCTCGTCGTTACCGCCTATGTCCACGATACTGACCTCGACCAGCTTTGACCGCGTGACGGTCTCACGCGTCTGCCCGGGGAGCACCAGCGCATCGTCCGCGCTCGTTTCAATCGGTTCAAGCGCGGCAGAAGCCATGCGCAGGAATCCACTTTCCCATTTGCTCTCTATCTGCTTGGCAAAGTCGTCATTCCGGTCGAATACCGGCGTGCCTATAAGCTTGCCGTCCTCGACCCGCAGGTTCTCGACCCGGCCTATCGGCATAGCGTCCCCGTCGAATGCCCGGCGGTGCATCCAGAGCAAAACGGGGTTGCGCCCATACTGGCTCAGGTCTATGCCCTCTGTCAGCACGCGCGTGCCGTAGCAGTTTACGGCACCCGTTGATATTATCACATCTTTCGCCATTGCGTTCTGTCTGTTAATAAAGCCCGGGGCGCAAAAGGGGAATGAATTGTCAAGGGAAGGTGGGTCCCCTGCGCCCGGGGCGGTTAGTCGATCCTTGATTGTCGTGGCGGAGACAGGATTCGAACCTGCGACCTCCGGGGAATGAACCCGGCGAGCTACCGGCTGCTCTACTCCGCAATGTGGCTGTAAGTCGTTCAGCGTTGCAAAATTGGTCATTATCCCTGCCTTGACAAAAAAGTGTAAGCATCTTGCTCACACTTTTTTCTGAAAAGCCGTTTTTACCCCAATTTTGCACCGTCGGAACGCGCTTCACCGGCGCGTCGAGTATAAATACATTATATTATGAATGGCAACCAAGAAAGAACGTGAGCAGCAGCGCGAACACGCGCGCCTCCTGTACATGCAGGGTGAACCCCAGAAATCTATCGCCGGAAAGGTAGGGGTGTCGGCACAGACGGTCACGAGATGGGTCGCTGACGGAGGCTGGGAACAGGCACGGGCCGCCGCCAACATCACCCGCCCGGAACTCGTCAACAAGATATTGAACAGCATCAACGTGCTGCTGGAGGACCTGGCAGCCAACCCCAGTCCCGAGAAAACGGCAGCAAGCGCCGACAAGCTCGTCAAGTTCGCTGCCACAGTCGAACGCCTTGACAAAAAAACTTCGGTCGTTGACGTCATAGAGGTCTTCATGGCTTTCAGCAAGTGGCTGCAGTACCGCATGAGCTTCGACCCCAATGTAACCCCGGAACTGCTCAAAACAATTAACCATTATCACGATCTTTTCATATCCGAAAAGTTAAAAGAGTCTTTTTAACGCATGACTAAAGCGGAATTAAAAAAAGCGATTGAGGATTGGAAACGGCACTGCGAGACGGTGCAGTCGGCAACTTCCGTCATTATCACCGAAACGCCGGCACAACGGCTCGCACGTATTGCCCGGCTGCGCTCTGATTATGCCGCTTTCGTTGATTACTATTTCCCACACTGGACCGTCAACCCCGAAACCGGGAAAGCTACCCCTTGCGCTAAATTCCACATTGATGCTGCCAATAAGATAAAAGCCAACCGCAACCTCAAAGCCGGTTTCGTCTGGCACCGCGGCGCGGCAAAGTCCACCAACATGGACGTATTTGTACCCATGTGGCTAATGTGCCAGGAACGCCGGGAAATAAATGTCATGGTTATTGTCGGCAAGTCTGAGGATAACGCCAAGACCCTGTTAGGTGACATCCAGGCGGAGTTGCAGTACAACCAGCGTTATATTGCAGATTTCGGAGAACAGTATAACGCCGGTTCATGGGAGGAGGGCAAATTTGTAACACAGTCGGAAGTGGCATTTTTTGCGCGTGGCCGCGGTCAGTCCCCGCGCGGTCTGCGCTACCGCTCGCACCGTCCGGACTACATAGTTATCGACGACCTCGACGATGACGAACTGGTGGAAAGCCCCGCCCGCGTGTCCAAACTTTTCGACTGGGTGCGCTCGGCGCTTTTCGGCACTCTTGACGGCGGACGCGGCAGATTCTTTATGGTCGGCAACCTCATTGCCAAAAATTCCGTGCTTGCTAAGTGGTGCGACATTAAGAGCGTACACGTTACACGCGTGAATATATATGACAAAAACTGCGATATTTCATGGGCTGCCAAATGGACATCGGAGGAAGTGCAGGCCATTGCAGACGTGGCGGGTTATCGCGCCTTTCAAAAAGAATACATGAATAACCCGATAATTGAGGGTGCAGTGTTCCGCAACGAGTGGATCCGTTGGGGTAAGCGCCCGGCTTGGTCTAAGTTCTCGGAAATTGTGCTTTATATCGACCCCAGTTTCAAAGGCTCGAATAAAAACGACTTTAAGGCGGCGAAACTCTGGGGAAAAGCCGGGACTCAGCTCTGGCACCTCCGTGCTTTTGTCCGTCAGTGCTCCGTTGCCGAAATGGTGCGCTGGTGTTACGACCTCTACGAATGGGCGCGCGCTCAGGGTATCGCCGTGCGCTGGTATATGGAGGCGAATTTTATGCAGGACACCATCCTCGATGAATTTATGCGGGAGGGTGAACTTCGCGGCTACCAGCTCCCAATGACCGGCGACAAGCGCAAA